GTATCAGCTTCTATCTCGTCCGCTTCGGAGGTTTCAGTAGAATCAGGCGTAACTTCCACATCACCCTGTACCGAAGAGTTATCTACGACAGGCGGAGGCACAGCAGCCCGCAACCATTCTTCGTCTGACATCGACAAGTAATCCAGTTCCTGCGCCATATCAGTTCAATCCCTCTGCCAGTAGTTCTTCACGGGTGGCTTCGTCTTGTTCAATCGTTTTACGAGCTATGTCAGCTTGAACACGGATAGTGTTGAAATATTGAGAAAGTGCTCCAATCGCGTTCATCTGCAATTCAATGGCTTTTTGCATTTCATCAGACTGGGCTTGTGGGCTTGCTTTGAAATGAACGAGACGAATCGCCTCTTTTTCAAAGTAACCCTCAAGAATTATCTTTCTGAAATCTCGATTGCTTTTCAGTCGTTCGAGAGCATCACCCAGTTCCACTAATTTCTTGTGGTGGGCGATACTTTGCTCCACTTGATTGAGAAGCGTGCTGCTCATGAGTAAAACTCTCCAATAAAAATTAGTATTACCGAATTAATGCAAACTATACATCAATTTTTCTGTTTTGTAATCATGCTCTTTGCCTTGATGTATTCCTTGATTAAATCAGTTTTCATCTTTTCACGTGCAATCTGTTGCTCTTTTTCTTTTAGCAACAGTTGACTTTCAGCTTGCCGCCCTGCTAGCTGCAAATTACGTTCTTGTTTCACACCAGACTCTTGTTCAACGAAGTCCAAGTTCTTCAAGTCGGTATCAGACTTAATATTCGCAGCTTTGGCCTGTTCAGTACCAACCTTGGCACCACCCAATTGAGCATCAGCGTAAAATTTCTGGCTCTTGGCACGCTCGACTTCCACCTGTGCTTCAAGCAAGGCCACTTGCAGCTCTTGAATGCGCTGTTGCAGCGGATCAGGCTGTGGTTGATACGACTCGATCTTCTTGGCTAGGTCAGGCATCTTGCGTAGACGGGCAATATCAGCCAGGATCATTCGACTCAGCGCTGGATCCATGTTGTTACCCATGGTCTGAAGCATGAAAGCCAACTGCTCGGCTTTATTGTTGTCCTCTTCTGCTGTAGAGATAGACAGACGCAAGTCAAAATTGCCTACTAGGTCTTCTCGCTTGATCGTCACAAAGTGTTCATTCGTGATACGAATGACCTCTTTCTCGCTCAGGAACTCACCGTTCATGGCGATGATCTTCTTACCAATTTTGATCAGGCCAGCAGACAAACGGCGCAAGATAGCCAGTTCACGTTTGGATGCGGCATCGAGCGCTCCTCGAATACCGGCAGCGACATCACCCAAAGCCTGTGAGCTAATACCTGAAGAGTATGCTTTCACACCCGTGAGTGATTCAGCCTCCAAGTTCTGTACCTGCATCATGAACTGCGCTGAGGCCGGGATCTCTGGGTAGGTATGCATGAACACACCTTGGCGTGGATCCACGTTGGCATTGAACTCGTAGTCCAAACCTTTTTCAAACTTCCTGCGGTTGGTAGCATCCAGCATGTCTTTGCGAATGCCCATCTGACCATTGGCGGAACGACCTAGGATGTCAATCATCCCACGCATCACCGCACCCAGAATCTTCTGGTTGTCCTCTAGCAATTCACCATCTGGCTCACCATAGACGCTGTCCCGTACCGGCAGGTACGGAACCACAACAAATGGAATCTTCTTGTCTGGGAAAGGAGATTCTTCCAGACGGATCATTACATCCCCAACCCAGGACGCCACAATTGGCTTGACCACACCGGAACCATCAATATCCCAGTAGCCCCAGTATTCATACACCACAAACTTCTTGCGGGGTTTATCGGCAAAGTTGAACGCTGTAGTTGCGTTGACGTTGCTAGTCGAGCTGTAATATGGATCACCCAGACGACTGTTACCGTCGATTACGATCTTGTCTAGGTTCTTATACACCCCCTGTTTTTCTAGATCAGACAGCGAGGCCTCAAAACTGAAAATTACGAATTTGGCCTTGTCCATGTCACCTAGACAGGATGGATCGATGATCACGTTGTCCAGATTGCAGACTTGCAGTGTCGGCTGGTTCTTTACCGTCCGCATAACCTTTTGCTTACGTACCCCAACTTGTTGGGGTATGTAAGGTATACCTGATGCTACCGTCATCTCATGGGCTTGGCGCAGCTCGTCAGGTACCTCACTTAAGTATTGGCTGGGGGACTCCTGCCACATCTGAGCCAGTTGCTGGTGTAGTTCCACCGCCGATTCATCAACGACGAATTCCCATTCTGGAACTTCTTCCACTACCTCCTCTTCTTCAAACTCCCAGCCCACCCGAACCACGGCAGTACCTTCATTGACTAGACTACGCACATAGTCATCAATGAACTTATTGCGGTCGATTTGATTGTTGAATTGGTAATTTAGCACCAGTTGGTTCTGTCGTGCCGCGTCCCTATCTTCCCAGGTTACCGGGTACACGTTGAATACTTCATCCGTGGACAAGAACGGCTCACTCAAGGCAGGGTAACGCCATTCCGCCTGCTTGCGGATTAGCTTTGGCACGATTTGACTGGTGCCCTTGGGTGTATTGACCTTGGCTGATCCCGTGATATTCAAATTGTCGCGCCATTTGATGAGCTTGGCTTTGTGTGCTTCGTGTGCTGGAAGAGCCGATTCCAAATCACGTTTCAACGCCGATACAGTCGGCGGATTCTTCCAATCAACTAATTTAGAAACCGGTGCAGATTGGAGTTCAGGCTGAATATCATCCATGTAGAAGTCCTTATTCAAATATGTGCAGAATTATGTCAGACCTAAACTTCATTTACCAATCAATTAGTGAGAGTAGCCAGGAATACATCAAATCCACCCATTGCGTTCAAAGCGGCATCGCTCACTGGCACGGTCTACCGCCAAATTGTCCTGTTCTAATCGACGACATGCAGCTTCGTATTTGGCCATGTAGGTATTCCCAGCATGAAATTCATTGACCATACCAACCGGATTGTTTAGACGCGATGCCACGTAATAACACAACGGTTCTAGAAATGGGTGTGGTAATTCAACCTCCAATTCCTCTTCATCAAATACAGTATATCCACTAACATCCAGTGGAGTTGGTTTGGCTCGATAGATTACCAGAAGATTCTTGGTTTTGAGCGCTGGAGGCAAGTTATTTGCCTGATCTACCACGGCATAGGGTAACTTCAGTACCTTAGGTGTGCTATTCAGGATACTGTAGCGATCAGACAGGTCGTTCAGATTGAATTCATAACCTGTATCCGCATAGATCCGCTGTACTTTCAGAAAGTCAGGAGCCTGAATCGTATATTCATACTCACCGGGAACCAAAGGCACTTCCAGCCGATTTTCCTTCAGTAAAAATCGCTGAGCCAGCGCAGTCATGCCCATGTTCAGGTGATTGGCGATGATAGTGAAGTTGTTCTGGTTGATGACGCCGGGATCCTGACCTCCAATGCTCATTTGAGACAGTTCACCATAACGCAATGCATCGAGAATTTCTTTTAGTAGCATATTAACCTCACACTATGTAAGAGCTGATTCTATCAGCCGAATAATCTTCCACATCAATGTCCCACATACCACTTTCATCTTGGTGCAGCGGTGCTTCTTCCGAAGGTTTCCACGGCTTCAATGAAGACAACATTGAAATCGTATCAATAAAGTCGTCATGTTTGGATTTGAAGCCAGAAATCGATACCAAACTCAATTCATTTAAGGCTTCTTGTATTGGTGCTTCATTTTTCTTCTCAATTGGGAAAAAGATTTTTCGAGACTTGAATAGTGGTACCACCGTATTGAATCTCACCATCTTATTGGTATTGGGTCTAATACCGGGACGATTGTTATTGCCTTCGCTAGCCAGTGGAAAGTAAATGTTACGCTCTATCATCTGCTCCATGATCCATTGTATAAAACCACCCTGCTGGCCAGTGACCTCGATTCCAACCTGCTGTGGCTTGTACATCTGAGCCAAGCGGAACAAGTCGTCAATATTTTTATCCATCAATTGTCGCTTGCAAATGCCATCTACCCACAGCCAATCACCCACATTGTTATAGGCCCAGACGCTGATTACACTGAAGTCGGCACTTTCCTTGACACTAGTGGCGAAGTCAGTCGTGATGTAGAAATTGAAGCGTGATTTGTTGCGCAGTACCGAATCGAGCTTGTACCAGCCGATGTCACTGTCCAAGATCATGCGATCTTCTTCTGACATGATGCGCAGCATCAGTTCCTGGTTGAAAGTATTCACTTTCCCCAGCATCACGGCCTTGTCGTATTGATCCTTCACATAGTCATAGGTGAACCGATCCGGCCATGATCCCCGGAAGTCCTCACGCTCACAAGGAAACTGCTCACACACCGGGAACACGTTGACTTCCCATGCACCCGATCCCACGGCCTTGTACAGAGGGTCTTTTGAGTTGAAGGGTGTGCCAGACCAGATGATCATGTTCTTGGTCGGGTGCAGAGCATAGTTCACTGCCTTATAAACCGTGTCTTCCACAGACGCAATCACCGTCTCCGAGCGAGCATCTTCGTCCGAAATCAGATCGTCAAGCACTGCTAACTGAGGACGCTTGCCCATCTCCTTTGCACCCCGTACACCGGTCTTAGCTCCGTAGCCTTTGACAATCAGGCGTTTGCCATCTGCGTTCTCAAATTCCCATCGAATGTCAGTAAACTGGATTCGGGGTACGTACTCCCGTAGAAACGCACTGTTTTCCCATCGGAACTCAAGGTTTTTGCGCATGTTCTTCACACCATTCTCGATGGAATCTGACACATACAGCGCAATATCCACTGTCCCTAGGCCAGGTAGTTCGCCATAGGTAGCCAAGTAAAGGAATAGGTACTCTCCCATCAAGGTCGTTTTGGCTATGCCACGATGACATAGGTTGATTACCCGGCTGCCTCCTTTGGTGAGTGTATCGAGCATGTAGTAGTGCACCAGAGGTGTCTTGTTCTCTTCTCCTCTCTCGCCGTTGACCAGCTTGATGAACGTGACAAACTCAAGGGCAAAGTCGCTGGGTACATACTTCGGATCCACCGCATAGTTGGTGTGTTTCAGATAGTCTTCTACCTGCCAAGGTGTACCGTCAGCGTGATGACGCTTCATCGAGACACCTCCTGCCCGTCTTCATCCACATCCACTAAAGGCAGGTCACGCCAAACCAAACCACCTTCATCTCCTTGGCTCCAGGCATACGCTCCCTGAATACGAATCTCTCCATTCGGGTAGCGAGCTGCACGTAGCATGTTGGGATATGTTGCTTCTACACGAGCAGGGGCAATGACCAGCCCATCATCAGTCAAGTCAATAGATCCATAGGGCCACGGCTTGTTCATCCTACGATCTCCAGTGACAATTCCAACTGGATTGTAACGAGATAGTCTCGATCCAACCAAAGCAGATTCCGACGTACTTGGTCATTTAAACTTCCTTGGCTTCGGCATCCAACACCACTACTTTGCTGTGAGCGACATCCTGAGCGTTCATGGCACCAGCCTCTACCATCAATCGTTGCTGGCGAACCAGCTCCATCGTGGCTTGACGTAAGGCAGCAATCGAGCTGTCTTCCTTGATGCCAAGATCCAGCTGCACCTTCTGGGTCTCAGGCATTTTCAGGTGGTTTAGCAAAGAGTTTGCCGCATCACAGCGTACTTTCTCCGACTTGGCCGTCATCATTAGCTCGGCCTGTACGTTGAGTGCCTTTTGGTACAG